GTAATTTCGCGCCCGCCCACCTTTGGGTCTTTGCTACTCTCACGCCTGCTACCTCTTCGATACGACCGCAGAAAAATCGTAAAGGCTCAATTTGGTTGCTTAAATCAAGAATCAGTAATATGAGCTACTTCGTTCTTGGTATTTCCGTATTTCATGAAGATAAGGACGGGATGATTAACTTCCCGTAATGAGTAGCTAGCTCATTCTCCACCTGGAATTATTGTTTAATTATAGGATCCGTCCAATTCGGAAACTAATATGTCAATGGAAGCGTTAGTAGGGAACGTAATTGGAGTTACGACCACTGACGCCGCTACAGATGAGTCAGTAATACTCACTTGCCAAGCAGCGGCATAATTAGTAGTGGCTGCGGCACCACTCGGTGCTTGTAATCCTTGATAATTTGCATTAGTCATGGAAGCAATAATCGTACAATTGGTAGGTGTGAGGGCAATTGTACCAGCGACAGCTGCAGCGCCTCCGGCCACAAACACGGTGACTCCAAATTCCCCAACTGTTCCAAGAGGGAATGTCATCGTGTTGACGTCGCAAACGGTACCTATACCATTAATCCTACTCTGAGCAATGGTACCGAAGATTTGAGTCCCGGCTGCATTACCAACTTGAATGTAATGGTCTGTTCTTATAAGTCCGCCTTTGTCGCTAAGAATAGGTTTCATGAACACCACGTCATAAGATACCCAAAGTTCACCAATTACGTTCGCGCCTGGAAATCCGGCAGTATGAACTGAGACATTAGCTAAGTCGTTAAGTCTGAGGTCACCCGTAACACCGGTGTCACGTACGTATTTGTTCGGTACGGTAGTTTCGTCTGGCGCACATTCGATCGGTAAGATGATGTCGTCAGAAGGCTTTCCGTCCACACTCCACATGGAGTTTAGAGCTTGAGCTTTGGTAGTGGATGGAGGTTCGTTAGCATTGTAATTCGCTACAAGAATAACACTCCCCATGGCAGTATTAGTACCATTTACTAGTGCAGTAGCACTAGTGGATTTGAATTCGAAAATTAAGCCATCAAATCTATATTGCGAGAAATTGTTGGCAATGGTCGAAACAAACGGGAATGTAACCTCCATCCCAGGGTTGACTGGGAATGTACGGGCAGTAAAAACGTTTCCATTCGCGCTTATGTCTCCGATATATTCTCGATTAGTGAATCGAAATGAGTCATCGGTTGAATGCATAAACGGTACTTGCTGCCCGGTTGTGGTGTCAATCAGAGAATTCTGTTTGATTTCTTTGTAAGCACCCCAACCAAAGAACTTAGAGAATGCATTACCTGCAATCTGGCCTATATCGCCCAAGGCCGAGTTCTGGTTGGAATAATTCTGTCTCGCTAACTGCGCGTTTATATGTGGTGAACGCGATTTAGGAGATTTTGTTTTGGTTTGTTTTCTTTTAGTCATAGTATGGGATACCTCAAGACTATGAAGGGACTGTACATCTATGTAAAACCATTAAGGGAACGCCGTGCAGTCTCTTGGCATTTTGGTTAGCACTGAAGTAACAGTTTTGGGTAATTATTTACATGGACCCCAAATATACAGGTAGTTAAATTGACAGCCACCGCCAATTTCAAGGTGGTTTGCACAGCAAACTCAGCACGCTCTGGTATCACTACCAAAGCGGACAACCGGATCAAGGTTGATTTCATTCTCAAAGAGAAGCCACCATAACCACGGCTATTCAGCGCACAACTGCCAGATTGTGTTTCATTACGCTTTGTTGGTGATATTACACCAGCGTTACCCTAGGAAAAAGGGTGCCGGTTCATCTAAGACGTGTTTACCAAACTCAATGTTAACATCGTCGTAATATCGTTCCACGGCCATCTGTTCTTCAGGACAGATGTCGAAGGCCATGAAGAAAGACGCTCTCGTTCGGTAGTCAACTGTCATGAACCTGCGTGACATGTTGCTTACTTTATGGAGATAATCTTTCATAGTTGGGTCATTATCAAGGGGTTTAGCACCACTGGAGTTCCTAACGAAACTTTGATAATAAGACTGCATTATGGGGATCCCACCACAAAGGCTGATTCCACCCATTCCAACTGCTGCAGCCCAGCGTTCGAACAATTTTCTGCTGTTCAAGTCCCTGCGAGCCAAACAATCCTTCTCCATAGAAATACGTACGTTGCGGACCATCAGGTAACCTTGCGGTGTCCAGACGGGACGTGACTTACAAAAGTCTATTCTTTCAAGGATGTTGACCGGGTTTTCGACTTTCATTCGGAAACCACGTTTTAAATACCAAGGCTTGGCGGATTCGAATTTGCTATAATCCGATTCCTCAATTATGACTAGGACATCATCACCGTCCAACAACGCGCGGTAATTACTGACGCCTATGCTCGCCATGTAACCAAAAAGGAGACCAGAAGAAATGAGGCAGTTACCCAACGCGGTGTTAC